ATCTGCCATAAGCGCATTTGAGATATTGCCAACAGCTTCAAGGCCCGAAGAAATAGCACCACCTTTGCACATGCTTAAACCTCCATCTCAAGAACATAGCCAATCAAATTAAAGCCAAGACTTTCATAGAGTTTTACTGTTTTATCTGCATGGATGCCTGTCATGGTTCCGATCTGGATACGGTCAGCATTTTTAAGCTGTGCCCATCCAATGAAAGTGTTCACTAAAAGCTTGGCAATATTAGATTTACGGTACTCAGGAAGTACATAAACGCCTTGTTCAAAAGCTAATTTGTGCCCTGTTCGCCAGTCCGTTTCAATAACACCGATGACTGTGCCAACTGGATTTTGATATTCATCTAAGGCTAGAAAAATTGAGTTATGTTTTTTAATTAAATATTCGAATAGATCAGATGCGCTTTGCTCATCAAATCCTTGTTTTGAAAAGATTGGCGATTCTTTGGTGAGACGCTTGCCGAAATCAACAAGCGTATCTAAATCATTTAGGTTTGCTGCCCGTACTTGCATCTCATTTCTCATTAATTGATACCAACATAGAGATACTTTGCATGTGTAAAGGCATAGGTTTGTCGTGTGTTATCTTGACCTCAAGTTCATGTAATGATTGCCAACCAACAAATGAATCGACTACATAGCCGGTATAAGGCAAGTTTACGAACGCTGATTGGTTGTAATACTTGGTAGATAACTCTTGCCCATTGATATATCCACCGACTGATGCATTCAGAAAGATAGCCATTTCATGCACCTGAATCTTATGAAACATTGCAGTTGTTGGCACTTGGCTAAAGTCTGGTGGCAATAGGTCGATTTCAGTTTTAAACGGTTGGCCAAGGTGTACTGTTTGGGTTAGATCAGTGTTAGATAGATTTATGTTGGTGCCACTTACTGTGTAATTTGAATAGAAATATCCATCCGCATTATTAAAATTAACCAGTGGATTATCTAAAACCTGAATATCAAGATTTAAGATAGATCCAACGCCATTAGTTACGTTGATATCAAATTCACAATCACTCTGTGCAGACTCGCTAAACTCTTCTAAAACTGTAGAGCCCTTGCGATTAGTAAGCATGAAACACTGATCTTCACCTAAGCCCGTTGGCAAGGCACAAATTGACAATACCTGACCACCAAAATCATGCTGAGACCAAGCATTCATTTCCTGATCACGGTTTAGTGTGATACTTGAGACTGCACCATCACCCATAACAATCCATACAATAGAGTTTGGTGTTTGCTGGAATGTTAATTCTTTAATACCTGCATGGTTTTCAGGTATATGTGGGGCAATTTGAGACAATTCAGGCGAGACAAGCCCGTCAACTTCATAACGGTACGACATGGCACGTAAGCGCTCACCACCACGTTGCACAAAGAGCAGCTCATTACCCACGCGGCAAGGCTTAACATTTGCCTGAACACCATAAGAAGTGTGCTCATCAATCTGTGCTGAAGCTGGCGTTAAAGGTCCTTGAGAATTAATTAGAAACTCAGCTCCACCAGTTAATGCAACCACACCACCACGTTGTGACAGGTGCAAAATATTGTCAGATTGGGCTGAACTTGAAGCAATGCTAAACGCATCTGCGTCTTGAGTTGTCTCTAAGAAATTGCCGTCATCACCAATCCGGCTAAACCACATCTGGTTAGGGCTTGTTTTCGTATTAGCAAATACTAAGCGCTGTTTAAAGAAGCACACTGCCTTTGGGTAACCCGCTGTAGCACTAAATGCGATACTTTTTAAAACCCAAGACTTTGCAATAGCTTGAACAGCAGAAGTTAGTTTTACTAAAACTTCACCATTTACACGAGAAGGGTCTACATATTGAGTTATTTTTACTTGCCCACCATTAATTTCAATAATTGAACCTACATTTGAAGGTGTAAAAACGTTTGCAGCTTCGTTAGTTACTTCTTCCCATTCTGGTGTAGTCGCAGAAGGCTCTACTCCCTTATTGTCTGCGGTTGCTCGCCAAGTCTTACTAGTGTGAATAACCCGATCACCAGTTAAGTAAGTCTCTGTATTTGTCCAGTTTGGGAAAGATGAAGCAGTTAATGAAATAACTTTCCCAACTTCTGTACCGGATGGCGACAAAGCTACGTTTGGAGTGCTGCCCAACTCATCATTAGGGTTCACACCAAAGGTAAAAGCCGCAAATTGCCAGTTAGTAAAGTCGGCAGAACACAGCAAGCGCTGTACAGGTGTATCACCTTGAACGAAATACATGCGGTATTTAGTGTGTGCATACTGTACTTCACGTACTTTTTGGGCCGTGTTATAAGGTGTCACAGCTTCATAAACAACTGCATAAGTTCTTGGGTTGTAAACCTTAAGGAAAGACACACCAAGGATAAGCAAATAGGTGTTTTCTGAGTTTGCAATAAACGGAATTAAACGTAATGCACCTGCAAAAATAGAACGAAACTTTGTGCCTGGTCGTTTCTTTGCCCCACCTTCAACCAAAGGCAATGCATTAAGTAATTTTTTTGCACCGTTTGCGTATTGCTGAATGTCTGTACGAGTCCAAAGTAACGGACTTAATTCACCAGAACTCAGGTTATTTTTTAGGATCCACTGTCTCATTAGAAGCGCTCCCAATAGTAACTTGATTCTGCGTATTGAACGTCTTGGCTTGGTCGCTCTTGACCATTC